GGACGGCACGCCACACACCCGATCATTCGCCGCCAATGGGTCGACGAACACGGTGCATCATGGGACGGACCCGGCACCGTCGCCCACGACGGCTACAAGCACTGGTACGTCGACAACGAATGGACCACCGTCGCCCAACAAGCAGGCGAATTCCGGTTCGCCTCCACCTGCCACATCGAACACCACCACCCGATCTTCCAAAAAGGGCAAGACGATCCGATCTACCGGCTCGGACAATCCCACTCCGAACACGACCGGCAACTCTGGGCCTCCCGAGTCCGCTCCTACCTGCGCTGAAAGGCACAACATGCATCCTCAAGCCATGCAATGGGTCAAAGACGCCATCGGCGACCAAACCTTCGGCAGCGTCGTCGAACTCGGCGCACGAGACGTCAACGGCAACGTCCGCAACCTGTTCCCAGACGCAAAATACATCGGAGTAGACACCGGAGAAGGCGAAGGCGTCGACGTAGTCTGCGACGCCGCCGACTACCTGCCCGAACTCCCCGTCGACTGCGTCGTCTCCACCGAAATGCTTGAGCACACCCCTCGAGCAGAAGAAATCATCCACCAAGTGTTCAAAATGCTGACCGGAGGCGGCATGTTCATCATGACCGCTGCCGGACCCGGACGCCCAGCCCACTCCGGCATCGACGGCAAGCAGGTACGCCCCGAAGAGCACTACGCCAACATCCACCCCGACGATCTCACCCGCTGGCTAAACGACGCCGGTTTCGTGCGCTACTCTGTGGACGTACAACGCCGCCCCGCCGACATCCGCTGCGTGGCGTACCGACCCGAGGATTAGACATGGCGCATTTGACCGATCGGCTCGTCACAGAAGACGACCTCAAAGAAATCTTGGGGATCAGCGACGCTGTGGACGACAACCGGTTGACGCTCGCCGCCGACGCCGCCACCCAGATGGTGCAAGCCTACTGCGACCGACACTTCGTGCAGCAGGCGACAGCCACCCCTCGAGTGTTCGTCGCCTCCACACCGTGGGTGCTGGAAGTCGATGACATCTCCACCACCACCGGACTCGTCGTCAAAACCGACGAGGATGACGACGGTGTGTTCGAGACGACTTGGGCGGCAGGCGACTACCAGTTGGAGCCGCTCAACGGCAAGATGGGTGGACAGGACTGGCCTTACACCCGAATCCGTGCGATCCAGTCACGTGAATGGCCTTTCGACTATGGGCAGGCGGTCGTGCAGATCACTGCACGCTGGGGATGGGCGAACCCTGATGCAGCCGACCACTATCTTCCGCAGCCGGTCGAGCAGGCAGCACAGATACAGGGTGTCTCCATCTTTAAGAGCGCTGACGCCCCACTCGGCATCGCAGGCTTCGGAGACATCGGCATCATGCGGCTCCGCCAAGCAATGCACCCAGTCGCCGCCGCCCTCCTCGCCCCATACCGTCGAGATCCCGTACTGGTCGCCTAATGGCAGCAACCATCCAGCAGCAAGCCGACGGACTCGAAACACGGCTCGCCACCATCACCGGACTTCGAGTATTCGACCATGTCCCGGACGTATTCGCCCCGCCGTGCGCCTTCGTTCTCCCCGACGTCGTCAACTACTGGGAAGGCTTCTCCGGTGGTGACGCCCGCCACGAATGGACCGTCACCATCATCGTCGGACGGGCCGCCGATCGAGCAGCCCAACGCAGCCTGTTCGAATACCTGTCCTACTCCGGTGCGAAATCGGTTCGAGCAGCGATCGAAGGCGACCGCACCCTCGGCGGTGTCTGCCAAACCCTGCTGGTAGAGCGGGCTGATAACATTCGGATGCTGACACAAGGCGATGCCACCTATTTGGCGGCAGACCTCAGTGTTAGAATTCACGCATAGGAGCAGCGATGGCGAAGTACGAGATCATCTCTAACAAGAAGGTTTGTGGGCACGCCCCCGGCAGCATCGTGGATGATGACGATCTCCAACATGGCAATGTCGTACACTTGCTGAAGTCGGGACACATCGCCCCGGCGAAGGCAGCCAAGTCTGCTCCGAAAACGGCTCCCAAGCCGGATACCGATTCCCAAGACTCTCCTGAGGAGAACTGAAAATGGCCAAGTTCGTGCTCACGAATCCTTCGATCTCGGTCGGAGGCGTCCAGTTAGAAGATCACGTTGCCTCGGTTTCCGTAACCGAGTCCTACGCCGAGGTTGCTACAACCGCATTCGGTGACACGGCGGTCACCCGCATCGCCGGTCTCGGCGACCACAGCATCTCGCTCGACTTCCACGAAGACTTTTCGGCGACCGAAGTTCACGCCACCATCGCACCGTTGGTGGGCGGAACGACCGAGGTGATCGTGAAGCCGGTCGATGACACGACCTCCGCCACGAACCCTTCGTTCACGATGACGGTGCTCGTCACCGAGTGGCCGCTCCTCAACGGCGCTGTCGGCGACCTCGCTTCGGCGTCCGTGACTTGGCCCGTCTCCGGGTCGATCACGACCGCCACCAGTTGATCAAACCTAGAAAGGTTCACTGCCCATGATCGCAATCAAGTTGGCTGTCACCACGAACGACGGTCCTCAAGGCGACTTCGCTGTCACCCCGAAGGTGCAGGTCGAATTCGAACGCCAGTTCAAGACGGGAATCGGCAAGGCGTTCGAGAACGATCTCAAGATGGAACACATCTACTGGCTCGGTTGGAAGGCCATGCACTATTCAGGCAAGGTCGTGAAACCGTTCGACTCGTGGCTTGACGAGATCGTCAGCGTCGACGTGGTGAGCGAAGATGCTGCCCCTTTAGACGGGACAGCCTGACCTACACTGTTGCTGCTGTCGCCGTCCAAACCGGCATCGCCCCACAGCACCTCTTAGAGGATCAGAGGATGTTGCAGGCGATACTCGCAGTCCTGCAAGATCAAGCGAAGGAAGCGGAGAAGGCGAAGGCGAAGCGGCGATGATCGTAGACAGACGGCTTCCAGTCCGAATCGAAGGGCTGAACGAAGTACGTCGTGCGATCCGTCACATCACCGACGATCTGGATCGGGATGGCGCTCGGGCAGCCCTGAAAGACCTGAACCAGAAGGCTGCGATCATTGTCCAGAACAAGACACTTGGGATCGTGCCTCGGCGTACCGGACGACTCGCCTCTACGCTCCGAGCATCAGGCACACAGAAAACCGCTCGAGTGCGGGCAGGCTACAACCGGCAGGGATACCAGTACGCCGGACCGATCCACTTCGGCTGGCATGCCCGAGGCATCTACCCACAACCGTTCCTGTACGAAGCCCTTGACGCCCGCCGCAACCAAGTGATCGCCGTCTACGACGAAGGCATCAACGGGCTAATCAAGAAATACGATCTGGATTAGGATTCTGCCGTGGCCGGTCGCTCAGTAATCAACGTTCTCGTCAACGCTGATCCCCGCAAATTTAAGGCGGGGATGGCGGAAGCCGAAGGTGCCCTCGGCAAACTCGGTGGTGCAGCAAAGGGCGCAGCCAAACTGGTGGCAGCAGCCGGGGCAGCGATGGGGGTTGCAGCAACAGCGTTTGCTGTCAAATCGATCCAAGCGGGTGAGGCCGCAGCAACAGCCAACGCCAGACTCGAACAGATCGCCACCTCGATGGGATTGTTCGGAGACCAAGCCTCAACAGTTGCTTACGGACTACGAGAGTTCGCTGAAGAACAAGCCAGACTCACCGGTGTTAACCAGAACACCATCAAAGAATCTCAAGCACTGCTCCTCACATTTAAAGAACTTGCTGTCTCCGCAGACGAGTATGGCGGCGCATTCGATCGGGCGACCAAACTCACAATTGACATGGCTGCAGCCGGATTTGGTTCAGCCACCGACAACGCCAAACAACTCGGTAAAGCACTCAACGACCCGATCAAGGGTCTCACCGCACTCTCCCGCTCCGGCATCCAATTCACCGAAGATCAGAAAAGTCTGATCAAGAGTCTGGTTGAGTCGGGCCAGATGCTTGAGGCGCAAAACATCGTTCTTACCGAGATCGAGGCACAGGTTGGTGGGACAGCCGAGGCGACAGCGAACGCAAGCGACAAGATGCGTGTCGGCATCTCACAGGTGTCAGAAACGGTAGGCCTTTTGCTGCTGCCGTATTTCAATCAACTCGTCGACTTTATTCTCGCCAAAGTCCTACCGGCTTTTGAGATGTTTGCTGTCGAGACCGTGTTCAAGATCGAAGAAGGCGTGAAACGGATGCGGGCAGCCCTCGGTCTGCTGCGTGACCGGTATGAGGAGGTCCGGGTCGCTGCTGACGACATGGCGGCTTCGGTTCGAGACCAAGTGAGCGTCGAGTTGGAACGAGGCAAGAAATTCGTGGAGGATTACAATGACGAACTGGCTGTTGCCGCTGGCGCAATCGGCGGTATCGTCGCCGCACTCATCACCTACCAGACCGCTACAGCAGCAGCCAGAGGAGCCACGCTGTTGTTCACGGCAGCAAATCTTGCTCTCAACTTTGTATTGGCACTAAACCCGATCCTGTTGATCATCATCACGATCGGTGCATTGGTTGGTGCGCTTATTGTGGCCTATCAGCGGTTCGAATCTGTTCGTGAGGTGGTTGATCGTGTGTGGGCGGCGATCCAAACCGCAGCCGAGGTTGTGTGGGAGTTTGTTCAGACCGCATGGGCTGCATTGCTCACGGCATTCGAATCGATCCAACCTGCCATCGATTTAGTTGTTGATCTGTTTTTCGCCGTCCGGGACGCAATTTCTACCGCTATCTCTGATGCGGTTGATGCAATAAAGGAGAACTTGGGTCCGCTCGCCGGATGGTTCAACGACAACGTCGTCGCCACCCTCGAATCCGCCATCACCTTCCTCATCACCCTGTTCCAACGGATCGCCGAATTCGTCGCACCCATCCTCGAATTCATCATCACCGCCCTCGCCGACTTCGTCGCCACCGCCACCAACATCATCCTCGGCTTCGTGGACTACATCCGACCGGTATTCGAAATCTTCTGGGATGCCATGAAGATGATCGTCATCGTCGCCTTCGAAGCGATCGAGAACGCTATCGAGATCGCTCTCGCCGTCATCCGAGGAATCTTTGACGTCGGCACCGCCCTGCTTAAAGGTGACTTCTCCGGTGTCTGGGAAGCCCTCAAGGGCATCGTCACCGACTCCCTCTCCGCCATCGGAGACTTCATCGGCACCTTCTTCGACGAGACACTTGATTTCCTTCGTGGCCTTCCCGACAAGATCGGACGAGCCACCCTCGGCATGTGGGACGGCATCAAAAACGCCTTCAAGGAAGCGATCAACTTCATTATCCGTGGCTGGAACCGGTTGGAGTTCCGTGTTCCCGGCTTCTCAATCGGACCTATCGGCTACGACGGGTTCACCCTCGGCGTACCCGATATCCCGCTGCTCGCCGATGGTGGCATCGTGAATCGTGCGACGCTCGCTGTGATCGGTGAGGCCGGTCCTGAGGCGGTAGTGCCCCTCGACCAGATCCGAGGCGGCGGTCTCGGCGGACCGACCTACAACATCACTGTGCAGGCCGGTGTCGGCGATCCCGGCATGATCGGTCAGTCGGTGGTTGATGCGATCACGGCGTATGAGCGTCGGAACGGGGCAGGCTGGAGAGCGGCGTGAGCCACATCCTCCCGGTAGACACCACCGTCGATTTCTATTCCACTGGCGGTGTCGCAGACCCATTCGTGTTGGACTCTGCCGAATCCGGTGTGCTCGGTGAGGACGTGTTGGAAGGTGTCTCACCAGTAGACATCACCGCTGACGTGTTCTCGGTGACGGTGCGTCGTGGACGTTCACGTTGGTTGGATGACGTGCAGGCCGGTGTGTGTTCGGTGTCGGTGGAGAACCGTGATCGTGACTACGACCCGACCGGTGGCGGCACCTACTCCAACGACATTGTTCCCGGCAAACGGCTCAGGATCAAAACCAACAACATCCCGATCTTCGACGGCACCATCGACGACTGGAATCTGAACTACACGATCGATGGTGATGCGACAGCGACAGCGGTGGCGTCTGACGCTTTTTCTTTGTTGGGTCGCACGAAACTGGACGGGTTCACTGCCACGTCGCAGTTGTCGGGTGAACGGATCACAGCGATCTTGGATCGTGACGAGGTGCAGTTCCCTGAGTCGGATCGTGACATTGATGATGGTGTGCAGACGTTGCAGGCGGACACGGTGTCTGCCGGTACTGATGTGGTGACGTATGCGAAGTTGGTGGAGCGCACTGAGGGTGGTCGTCTGTTTGTGTCTGCCGACGGCAAACTGACGTTCAAGAATCGTCGGACGGCTACGCCTTCGACAGCGCAAGCGACGTTTGATGACACCGGCAGCAACATCCCGTATTCCAACATCGGTGTGCAGGTCGGATCAGAACTGCTCTACAACCGTGCGACGGTGACTCGTGCCGGTGGCACCGTTCAATCCGCCGACGACACTGACTCACAGGACGCCTACGGCATCCGGACGTTGAACTACGACAACCTGCTGTTCCCGGCTGATACAGATTCACAGGAGTTCGCCAACTTTCTTGTGTCTCGTTACGGGACGGCTCGTGTCCGGTTTGAGTTGTTGGAGGTGAATCTGGCTCGCCTTTCGTCAGCCCAATGCACCACGGTGCTCGGGTTGGATCTGGGCGAGGTGGTTCGGGTGATCTACACCCCTCCGGGTGGCGGTTCTGCTATCGACCAGTTCGGTGTAGTGGACAAGATCGAACACACCATCGGTGTCGATTCGCATCGGATCAGGTTCTCGTTGTCTACCGCTTTGGACACCTACTTCACGTTGGACGATGCCCAGTTCGGCGTGTTGCAGTCGCTCACTCAATATGATGCGTCTGCCTTCACCTATGATGATCCTACGATGACGTATGATGACACCAAGACCCTGCTGACCGGCAACCCACTCGGATACTGATGGCGATCAACTTCCCCACCTCCCTAGACGTGTTCACTGATCCGTCCGCCTCGGACCAGTTGAACCTGCCATCCCACTCAGGGCAACACACCGACCTCAACAACGCCGTCGAAGCGTTAGAAGCAAAAGTCGGTGCGGATTCGTCGGCTGTCACCACGTCGCATGACTACAAGATCGCCCAGTTAGAGGCTCGCACCTCGGGCAAGATTTTGCAGGTCGTATCGGCCACCAAAACAAACGTTTTCTCAACATCTTCTTTGACGCTCGTCGACATCACCGGATTGTCAGTTTCGATCACGCCGACCGATGCCACAAGCACGATTTTGGTGCATTATGTCGCAAACGCATCAAACAATGGAGTGAACGATGGTGGTGCTGTGCAGTTAGTTCGGGACAGCACGGCGATTTTCCAAAGCACTGCCGGTTCAACAAACTTTTCTAGCGCATTTGCAAAGCAGGTCGACACGGCTTTGATTTGGGCATTTTCTGGAATGCACCTTGATTCGCCAGCAACGACGTCAGCGACGACGTACAAGTTGCAGGCACGACGTCTCGGAGGAAACAACTTTCTTCTGAACCGTCCCGGCGCAAGCACGATTTACGGTGTGGCGTCCAGCATTACAGTCATGGAGATCGCAGCATGATCGACTACGCCGCTGTTCTCGCCGCAAACTATCCCGACGCCGAGTGGACGTTGGACGGTGACTCCTATGACGGTTTGACATGGCTGTCCGACAGCCCGAAGCCGTCGCAGGCTGAGTTGGATGCGGCATGGCCAGCAGTCCAACAAGCACAGGCCGCTGCTGTCGCTGCTCGTGAGGCGGCGAAGCAGTCTGCGATCGACAAACTCGCTGCACTAGGATTGACCGTCGATGAGATCAACGCAGCGTTCGGCTTAGGAGGCGCACAGTAATGGGCAAACAGACATTCACTGCCGGTCAAGTCCTGACCGCAGCCGAAATGAACTCGCTGCAAGAAAACGACTACAACTGGACCGTCACCACCAAGACCACCAGTTACACGCTCGCAGCCGGTGACGAAGGCACCCGGATCGTGATGAACAACGCCGGAGCCACCACCATCACCGTCGACGACGCCATCTTCTCTGCTGGCGATGTGGTGTGGATTCACAACATCGGGGCTGGCACTTGTACGGTGACGGCTGGCACGGCGACGGTGAACACGGCAGCGTCGTTGGATCTCGCACAGTGGGAGGGTGGAAGCCTGTACTTTACGTCAGCGTCTTCAGCCATCTTTTTTCGTGGACCC